CCTGCGCAGGAACTCAGGCCGCCGATCGGGCTGTCGGGGCGGCGAACCTCCGCGATCCGCTCCATCCGCTCGTCCTCGTCGTCAAGGTAGCTGATCTGCTGGAAGTTGAACCCGGCGGCGGCGAAGGCGGCGCATAGCTCTCGGCCATGTTCCACGGTCGGGCTAAACACGATGGTCTTTACCGGCCCGCCGAAGTGCTCGCGCGTCTTGGCGATCCATTCCTGAACCACGTCGCCGACGATCTTGATCCCGGCGTCCGCGGCGCTCTGGTCGCTGAACTCGCCGAAGCTGTTGCGACCCAGCTCACTGTCATCGGGGCTCTTGGCGACGTAGATTTTCGGCTCGACCAGGAAGCCGTCGTTGATCAACTGGCGCGTCGAAACCGCGTTGACCATGCCGTCCCAGTGCTGGCCCATACCCTTGGTGAACGGGGTGGCCGTCAGGCCGATCTTCACCGCGTTCGGATAGCGGTTCATGAACTCGATGGTCGCCTTGAACTGACAGTGCGCCTCATCGACGATGATCAGGTCGGGATCGCGCGGCAGGCTGCGACGGGCGAGCGTTTGGGCCGAACAGACCTGCACGTTCTCACGCGGCGCCCACCGTTGGTGGATGCCCTGCACGATGCCGTGGGGGATGCCGTATTCGTCGAAGACGGCGCTGGTCTGCTCCACCAGGGCGACGCGGTCGACGATGAAGAGCACATAGCTGCCCTTCTTCGCCGCCTCCTTGATCAGATAAGCCGAGATCAGCGTCTTCCCGGCGCCAGTCGTGGCGCACAGGATCAGGCGCTTGATTCGCTGGCGGATTTTCTCACGCAGCCGCTCAACCACCGAGCCCTGATAGGGACGAAGCGCGATCTCCCTGGCGTCGACGAACGTCAGCATCCGGACACCTCCCGGTATGCGGCGAGCTCGGCTTCCGGTCGCGACAGGCCGCCGTCGTACTCGATGATGGCGGCCCGCTCTTCGAAGGCGTCGTATTCAGGCCAGATCTCGCGCATCAGCTGGCCCCGGTGCTTCGCGATCCAGGCGAGCGCCGTCGCATCCAGCCGTCCCTTGCGGAGGCTGATGTTCCAGCGGTCCCGTCCGACCTCGCCGCCATGGGCTCTGATGCGCTCGACGATGCTCAAAGCTGGAACACCTGGTTCTCGATCTCAGCCTTGAGCTTGTCGATTTCCTTCTTCAGGACGTGGTTGTGGCGAAGGACGCGCGCAGCCTCCTCCTTGGCGCGGAACATCTCGCTGTTCGCGTGGTCCAGCTTCCTTTGGAGCGCCCGGATCGTGTCGTCCTTGTCGCCCTCGTGGCCCTTCAACTGGGTTTTCAGCCTGGCGGTGTTGGCTTTATGTTCCTTGACCGCTTTGCGGAGGTCGATGACTTCAGCGCGTAGGCCGACGATCTCGTCGACCTTGGCCTCGTCGGGGAGTTGGGCGATCTCGCGACGAGCCTTGGCTTCGGCGGGGGCGATGGGCTCGACAGGTTCGGCGGGGGGCGTGTCCCGTTTTTCGACGCCTTCAGAGGGCGGTGTCAGGTCCGCTTCCACCTTCGCCACCTGATCCGCGGGCGACAGGTTTTTGATGCTGTCGAGGTAGCGGCCGGTGTCGAGGCGGGTGCCCTTGATCAGCGCCAGCGCTTCGTCGGACACCTTCTCGCCGCGCTCGGCGTCGCGCTGAACGGCCCGTTCAGATTGGCCCGTTGCGGCGGCGGTATCGGCGGTGAAGCGGGGAGCTGGTCCCGTTTCGCCAACTTGGCGACTCGGGAGATTCTCGCCCCTCTTGAGGGTCGCCTCCCGAACGGTCTCCGGGTGCAGCGCCTCATACGCCGCCTTCCGGCGGCGCGTGAACTCGGCGCGCTCGGCGGCGGTTAGGGACGGCGCGCACAGGTTTTCGTCGCACTCGGCGATGATCCGGCGATGCTGATCCAGCGCCAGCACGGTGGCCGGGATTTCCGTCCAGCCGAGCAGGCGCGCAGCTTCCAGCCGGTGCATCCCGGCGATCAGGGCATAGCCCTCGCCATCCGGCGCCACCGCGATGGGGTTGAGCAGCCCGACCTCGCGGATGCTTTCCGCCAAGGCTTCAACCTGCTTGCGATCCGCCTGACGGACGCGGTCGAAGGTCGTGATCCGGTCGATCTGGATCATGCATCAGCTCCCGCTGTCGAGCGCAAGCGCATGCTCTCGTCGTATTGGCGCTGGGCGGCGATCAGGTTGTCTCGCGCCGCGTCGCGCACAGCCTCGACCTCGTGTTGCTCGATGACGCCATCGGCCTTGGCCGCGTGGACGGCCTGAAGGGCGCGGGTCGCCGTGGCGGTGCTTTCGACTGCAGCGGTTAGGGCGCCGGTGTGGGCCTCTTCGCCCGCCGTCATGCGACCGAACGCGCCGAAGACCAGCGATTGTCCCGTCACCTTTTCCAGCTTCCACACCTGCGCCCAGGTCGGCAGGTCGTTGTTCGCCGTGCTGATCAACTGGCCGACGCGCTGACGGCTGACGCCGAGGAATGCGGCGGCCGCTTCTTGGGTGCCGACGGCGTCGACCAGCTGGCCGAAGTGCGCCTTCAGAAGAGCGGGGGAGAAGTCGTTCATTGCCAAGAGCCTTGTGCATGCAAGGTGACGGGCGACCGGCGTTGGCCGAATGTCGCCTCACAGGATTGGAGGTTGAGATGTTGGACAGGGCGAACAGCGGACCGGAGCCATCCGCAGAAATCTTGCGGGCGATCCGCCATGGAGTTGCGGCCGGAGCCTGCAGCGTCGCGGCGCGGGAGACGCGCGACCCGAAGTGGTGGCGTCTGGCTCAGGAGCAGCGGGAGAAGGCGAGAGGGGCGTTGCATCAGGCGGCCCCGCGGTCGGTTTCGCGCTGACGGTCGCCACAGCCCGCCCCCTGGCGGGCGGCGTCGGCCAGTTCTTTCAGCGTTGAGGCGCCGATATCGACGAAGTCGGCCCAAAATCCCCCGGGGATGGAGTTTCGTTCAGCCCACCGCTGCGGAGTCGACGGATGAATAACATGGCCCCGAGCACGCAAGGCCCGGTGAAGACCGGCGGCGCCGAAATCTCGAACAATCTGGCTATGGCTTCGCATGAGGCCATAATGAGCACAAAGCGTGCTTGTGACAAGCACATATTGTCGTTAGACGCCGCCAGTGTGCAGCGGCACGTTCCCGCCATGAAGATCGGGGATCGCATCGCTCGGGCCAGGCAGGCCAAAGGAATGTCGCAAAGAGCGCTAGCCCTAGCCGTTGGGACGGCGCAGACGACGATATCGTCGTGGGAGCGGAATAGGACGGAGCCCACCAGAGCGGACGTGGAGCGAGTCGCGCTCGCCCTGCTCATGAAACCCTCAGAGCTCGAGATGAGCGGGGCTGACGCAGAACATCGGCAAGTTCCAGTCGTCGGCTACGTGGCCGCCGGATCGGCGGCGGTCTTGTATTCGGAAGGGCAGGGCAACCTCGACTATGTGGCTGCTCCCGACAATGCTGGTCCCAAGACGGTGGCTGCGGAAATCCGCGGCGACAGCTTGGGTCCTGTGCTGGACAACTGGCTGGTCTTCTACGACGATGTGCGCTCGCCAGTGACACCCGACATGTTCAACAGGCTCTGTGTCGTGGGCCTGGCCGACGGGAGGGTGCTGGTTAAGCGCCTGCGTCCCGCAGCCAACGGCCTTTTCCATCTCGACAGTAATAGCAACGAGCCCACCCTGACGGACCAGACTGTGGAGTGGGCCGCGGTCGTCACCAACATGCGGCCGCGCTAAGACATCAGCTTTCGAAGGCCGGCCTCGTCCACAATCTGGATGTGCTGGCCAGAGGCAAGAAGCATTTCGGCCTTGAGGTGCTTGTTGCTTTTTGCCTTCCCGGCCAGCGACGCTGGGTCCTGCTGTCCGACCACGAAAATCGTCGTCTTCCTCGTCGGCCCAGGGGTCGTCGCAGCACCAGCGGCCGCCAGTTGGTCGGCGAGTTCTGCCTTGGTTACTGAAAACTCGCCTGTAAATGACACGCTGTGCCCAGCGAGCGGTCCCGCCCCGCCTGCGCGCTTGAGAGAAGGCACCACGTGAGCGCGCGGCGTCAGCCAGTCGGCTAGGCTTAGGCCGGTGTGATCAATTGCCTTCACGATCACCATCCCGGCAGCGCGCGCATCGCTGAGCGCGTCGTGGTGTCGATGCTCTATCCCAAGATAGTCCGCCAGGAGGTTCAGCCGGTGACTGGACAGCTCAGGCCAGGCCCTTCGCGCAACCATGACGCTATCAAGCCATGTAGTTGAAATGTTCGGTAGAGCGTGGCGCTCGCAGGCCGACGCAAGCGCGCCTTTATCGAAGCTCGAATGAGCCACGGTGATCTGACCGCCGAGGCGCGCGTTTACGACGGAGTGAAGAGCGGAGAATGTCGGGCGGCCTCGGACGTGGTTCGGACCGATCCCGTGAAGGCGGACGTTGAAATCATCGAACTCGTCGCGCGGATCAACGAGGGTTTCGAATGCCTCGACCTCCTTGCCCTCGCGGAAGCCTACGATCCCGATCTGGCAAATGCTGCTGGAGCGAGAGCAGGCTGTTTCAACGTCGACGACCACAAAGTCTACGCTCCATGCCGAGATCGGAGATGGCGCGGCTGGCTTCGATGGCGACCCGAACAGCTTCGACAGAAATCCCATTCAGACCTCCCGATCTTCAGGAGCGACTCCATGCCGAGACAGCAACATCGGCTCGTCCCAAAAGTCGGCTTCTGGTTCCCCACTGATTGCATAGACGACGACCCCCGCCGCCTTGCCAGACAATGAAATCCCAGCGGCTCTCGCTGCTGCCTCATCGGCGAACTGATGCATTTGCCCGGCCTCCAGGCGTCGACCCTGACGGCGGTAAGTCTGCACACGATAGATGGTCTGCATGGCCACTCCTTCACTACCGCAAGGGGCCTTTAGGGGAGTGAAGAGTCAACGACCGCGGGTAGCTCTGCGACCGATAATGGCGTCTCGAAGAAACGCCCCAAGCAAGGAAAGCACAAAATGTGCTTGCATCAATGAGCACACTTTGTCATCGTTCGCGCACACCGAGGAGAACGCCATGCAGGCTTTTGCCAACACTGAAGCGCGTGCGGATTTGCCGCCTACCGATTTTGAAACGGATCTAGCCGCTGGCATCCCGGTCGTGGCGAAGCCTTCCCAGGCCGATCTACGCGAAGCACGCCGCCTGGCGCTGGTCGGTCTGGATCTGTTCCCCTACTTCGGGAAAGAACCACGCCCAGCTCTTTGGGAAGAGCGGCAATGGCTGTCCGCGTATCGTCGCGCTGGCTGCGACATCCGCTGCGAGAGCGGAAGCAGCTTTGCTTACCTCATGCCCGACGCCGTGTTCGATGAAGGCATTCGGCTGCTCAACTGGCTGGAAGCAGCTGAGAGGCGCGCGCCCGGCATCAGCTATCGCGTCCACTCCCTTGCGGTGAACGCGGATGGGGTCGCCACGGCTCTGAGAAACCTCAAGGCGCGTCGCGCCTCGCAGAGGGCGGCTACGTGATGAGCGCCACCACTACAAAACCGATTATCACTACCGGCGCGGGAGCGATGACTGCTGCCCGAAACGCCGTGAACGCCGCTGAGGCTGTCGCGACCTTCGATGCCGCCGCCCCTGACGATTCACCTGAGATCATCGCCATGTCTGAGGGCGACTTGATCCAGGCGATTGAGGACGCGCAGCCACGCCTTACCGCGCTCTGGGACGAGTGCTGCGCTGTCGATGCGCGGGGTGACGACGAGACGGCCGAGTTTGAGGCCTGGCACGCTGAGCATAAGCGCGTCGGCGACCTCGGCCACCGCCTGCTGTTCCTGCCCCCTGCCGAGCCCGCGTCGATGGTCAAGCGGATCGGCGCCTATGTCCTTTCCTGCGGCGAACAAGCGGTCACAGACCTGAACCACGACGATGCGCGTGATGGTCTGCTCGCGGCTTACGTCGCTATCAAGGACTGGGCGGATCGCGACGGGGCGTCGCCTGAATGGGACGCCGCCCGCGACGCCTATCTCGCTGCCGCGCGGCGTTCTGAGGCGGCCCAAGCCGCCCTGAGTTCGGCTGAAGCTGAGCTGGGTCAGCGCCGCCCTTGGCCCGACGCCTTGCGACGACCTGGCCCTGATCGCCGGTATTACCTTTCGGTCCAGTCCATCGAGCAGGCGGTCCATGCGCCGTGGGGTGACGATCCCAAGCTCACCCCAGAAGAAGCGGCAGACAAGGCGGCGGTCTTCCTGCAGTTCCAGAAGGACCGGACCGCCCTCGGGGAGGAACTGGGGCTGGTCGCGCTTCGAACTGAAGAGGATGCTGCGCTGCGGGCGGTCAACGAAGCGGTCGCAACACTCATCTCGACGCCGGCCGAGACGCCTGAAGCTCTTGCATTCAAGGCTCAGGTCTTCAGCCAAGAGTGGACCGGCGAGCGCGACGCTCTGAGCTTTGCGGAGCAGGTTGTGCAGGACGCGCGGCGCATGGGCCGTATCCCGGCGCCGCTGCCCGCCGGTTGCGCGGTCGCGGATCTCTCGGGCGAGATGCTCGACGCTCTCAGCACGTTCGAGAAGCACGACGCGAGCAACGCGACCGCCCTGCACCCCAGGGAGATCTTGGCCTATTCCCGCGCTGACCACGACCTGTCGGCCATCCCCAGCGCCGCCCTGCGCATGACCCCCGCGAGCAAGGGCGGCGTCGCCTTCCAGCTGGTCGCGGCGATGGGGCAGCTTCATGCCGTCCAGCATGCGGCCTCCGACGAGGCCGACGACGCGGCGGACCTGATCCGTTCCGCCGTCGCCAATGCCATCCGGGTTCTCGACCTGCCGATCACCCCTCTGGTGGCCAAGTTCTTCATGGGTGACGCGCTTGGCCAGGCTGACGATGCGGCTCAGCCGGGAGGCGGC